AAGGGGGATGAGAAATGACATTTAATATTCAGGAATTAATAGAGCAGGAAGACAGTTCAAGTATCATGGTTGAAGCTCGGCAGAAAGCTGTAAAACAGGCCTTACAAAGATATAGGGATGGTAAGTCAAGCCCAGAGGAGAAAGCAGCACTTATACAAGCGATGAAAATATACAGGACAATGGCTAAAGATGATAAAACCAGAGTGTATAACGAATTGCTTTGTTTCTATTTTGCAGAAAATCCTCTGGATAGCTATAAAACTGCGGCACGATTTAGTATAAACAGAAGGACATTATTCAAGGACATAGACAGAGGTGTAAAGGATCTGACAGTGATTTTATATGGTACCGGTGGGATTGAGTTACTCCCTGAAGAGGAAAGTCCGGCTTTTATAAAAGCTAAACTCCAGGAGGCAATAACAAAAAAGCTAACTGAAGAATTTGGAAGGAGGTGAAGACAATGTTTTTCCCTACTGCAGAAGTTAGAAATGAGGAAAGAGCTAAGTACATCGAAAAGCAAAAACAACGCCAGGAGCTACAGCGGCAGCAAGAGGAAAGGATAGCTGCAGCAAGAAAGGCAGCTGAAAAGGCACCACATGAGACGGCCATGGACAAGCTGAAAGAAACCAAAAATCTGGTTAATAGTATTCAGATAGGCAGCCCCATGAACGAAGGATATATAACCGCTGCACTAAAGCGAATATGTGACATTTTGGACTTTTGTTTGACTGAAATCAGGCCAGAAAACAGTTCGGTGGAATAGTCCGGGAAGCAATAAGCAGAAAGGAGGGAAAACGTGAAAAGCGGAAAGCTAAAGGGAAAAGGCCGTATAAGTGCATTAGCCAGCTGTTACCTTTACTGTGTTAGAGCTCCTCCCTCCTAAAACCCATGTAATTAATTAAAATAATTCAGAAAGGAGGATAACAATGGGTGAGGTTTTTCGAATTGAGATACCAATAAGCATCAAGGATAACACAGATCCCGGAGTGTCCCAGGCTAAAAATAAGCTGAATGCCTTTGATAAAGCAAGTCAAAGGACCCAGGAACGGCTGGAACAGATGAATAAAACCCGATACCAGATCATCCTTGAGGCTTTAGATAGAGCTTCAAGTATAGTCGGTACTGTTTCATCTAAAGCTCGTAGCATAGCGGGTAAGACGTTCAGCTTTACGATGAAAGTAATCGACCTGGCCACGGCACCGTTAAGGGCCCTATGGAACTTCGCGACGTCCATACAAGGCGCCATACTCGGTGCGACCGGTGCATTTGCCGGCATTTATAAACCGATGGAAATCGCCGGCGACTTCGAGCAGACACAGATCGCATTTGAAACCATGCTAAAAAGCGCCGAGAAGGCACGACAGTTCCTGAAGGAAGCGTCAGAGTTTGCGAACAAAACACCGTTCGAATTTCCAGAGCTCATAAACAGCAGTAAGCTGCTAATGGCCTTCGGATTTGAGGCCGACAAGGTGCTTGATATGCTGAAGACCATAGGCGACACGGCCAGCGGCCTGGCAGCCGGTTCTGAAGGAATAGACAGAATCACCAGGGCCCTCGGCCAGATGCGGGCCAAAGGACGAGCACAAGCGGAAGAGCTCTTGCAGCTCCAAGAACTCGGCGTACCGGCTAACCAGATCCTGCAGGAAGAGCTCGGACTCACCGGTGAGCAGATAGCAAACATCGGTAAAGAGAGCATAGAAGCGGCAAAGGTTATAGATGCGTTATTACGAGGCATGGATAAACGTTTCGGAGGCATGATGGCCAACCAATCCAGGACCGCCAAGGGTATGATATCAACCCTTAAAGACACTCTTCAAAACTCACTTTTGAGGCCCTGGGGACAAGGCCTGTGGGAAGGCATAAAGCCAGGGCTTGAAAAGCTCACCACCTGGATAGACGAGAACCAGGATATCATCGCTCAATGGGGAGAGGCCTGGAAGAAAGCCGGAGCAAATATCTCCAAGTGGGTAATGGCCAGGGTGGACGACTTAAGAAACAGCATACAGCGCATGGTTAACTCCCAGGAATGGAAAGACGCCAAGAACTTCGGAGAAAAGCTGAAGATCGCTTGGGATAAGATCATAGCGCAGCCGTTCAACGAGTGGTGGAATTCAACTGGCAAGGCCTGGCTTGCAGATAAAGCCGGCAAAATCGGCGAAGGAATAGGAACTGCACTCTCTGCAGGATTGCTGGCCATACTCGGAATTGACGCCAGGGGCGCTGTAGAGGACGGGACCAGCATAGGAGCTTCATTCGCTGAAGGTTTTACACGGGGATTTGACGGCAAGAAGGTAGGCGAGGCAATCCTGAACGCCATAAAGGGTGTATTCAAAGACGCAGGAACGCTGCTTCCAGGAGGAGAGAAACCAAGCAGTACATCCTGGCTGTCGGCCGGCGCAATAGCATTGGCCCTTCAAAAGCTCGGAATTTTCAAGCTGTTAGGCAAAGGCGGCAAGGGTTTAATTAATCTCCTCGGGAAAGGGAGCAAAGATGGAGTGCCGGCATCAACGGGATCTCTTTTCCCTGACAGCTTCATAACTTCCACTATGGCCGTTACGGCCTCTGTAGTTTACATCAATGGTCCAACGATTGGAGGAGGTGGAAGCGGGGGCAAAATCATAAACAACATTCCAAGCTTACCTGGAGGAGGACTCGCGACAATACCAAAGCTTCCTGGAGGAGGATCGACCCTTGCTTTACCGGGCGCCGCAGGAGCGGCCGGAAAGGCAATAAATACTGTGAAGCTTGCTAATGGCACATACGTAGCGTCCGGAGGTGCGTTAACAACAGGCCTGGCTAAGTTAGGAGTAGCACTCGGCAGCGGAGCAACAACTGCCGGCGGAGCTGCAGCGGTCGGAGGTACCTCGATTGCTGGAATTATCGGCGGCATTCTTGGACTTGGATCAGCTGGTATTGATGTTTACCAGGGAATAAAAGCGAGCAAGGCCGGCAATAGAAAAACTGCTAAAGATGAATATGTAACAGCAGGGACCAAGGCTGGCATGGTCGGCGCGGGAGCTGCTGCAGGCGCTGCCATTGGCGCTTTATTTGGAGGCATAGGTGCGGTACCAGGAGCGCTTATTGGAGCGGGAATCGGTGGAACCGCTTCGCTTTTCGCCGGAGATAAAGCAGGAAAAGCCTTGTCAGATGCAACCAATGAAGGAGGATGGCTGGCAAATACAGGAGAGGCTATCGGAAACTTTTTCACCGATATACTTCCAAAGGGATGGAATAAGTTCTGGGGAGGAGTAGGGAACTTTTTCACCAACAGCATATCAACATGGTGGAATGGATTAACTGAAAAGGTGTCCTCGTTCTTCACAGAGACCATGCCGGAAAAGTGGAACGAATTCTGGGACGGAGTGGGCGATTTCTTCACGGAAACCGTGCCATACGCATTAGGGTACGCAGCCGGGAAAATTGAGGTGTTCTTCACAGAGGACGTGCCGGAGTTTTTCGGAAACCTCTGGGATGGATTATCAACGTTTTTCACATCGACACTTCCGACGTGGGCGTCTGATGTTTGGAACGGTAACATCGTACCATTTTTTATACAAGACATTCCGAACTTTTTCGGCGGTATTTGGAGCAACATTACAACATTCTTTACATCTACCCTCCCAACCTGGGCGGCAGATACGTGGAACAACAACATTGTTCCGTTCTTTACCCAGGATATCCCGAATTTCTTCGGAGGCCTATGGACAGGAGTAACGACGTTTTTCACGTCAACTCTTCCAACCTGGGCGGCGAATACATGGAATAACAACATATTACCGTTTTTCACCCAGACAATCCCCGGCTTTTTCGGAAGCTTGTGGAGCTCGATAAGCGGATTTTTCACACAGACCCTGCCGACGCTGGCATCAAACATATGGGGAAGCATAAAGAGCTTTTTCACAGACACAATCCCGAGCTTTTTCGGTGGCCTTTGGGATAAGGTAAAAAGCTCCTTCGGTGCGGGATACAAAGCCGGAAAAGGCGGCTCTGTACAAGAACACGCATATGGCGGAATTATGACAAAACCGCACATGGGTATCGTAGCCGAGGACGGAGCTGAAAGCCTAATTCCATTAAGCCCAAGCAAGAGACAAAGAGGCCTCGACTTATGGCAGCGAACCGGTGAACTCCTCGGAGTCAGGGCATACGAAGACGGCGGAATAGTAGGAGAGGAACCGGACGAAATCCCGGTAGCGTCCGCAACCGGAAAAGCCGGCCAAAACGTCACCATCAAAGTAGAAGTCAAGGCAGAGCCTAAATTCACGATTGAAGGCAGCGGAGACACAAGTGACGAGAACAAAGTGCTGGCCGTCCTGAAGGCTTACATCCGCGAAATGACCGACGACATAGGAGACGAGCTGGCAGAGAGACTGGCCCGCATATTTGCCAACATGCCGGTGAAAGGAGGATCTGAAGCTTGAAAATCGATTTAGAGGGTGCTGTTAATGAAATAGTGGAGGAAATAACTTATCAGGCTAAATCAAGGGCATTCCGTGCGGACAACGAGCTCCGGAATTCAGCGTTAACTGTCCTTTGAGGAGAGCGCTCTGGAAAGGTTTATAAAAAGCCTGGCACATACGGCAGCAGAATGACAAAGCAAACGAAGAATTTGCTTAAAGATTAT